CACTGTGATACACGTCCAACGTGCGTTAACAGGTGATCCAGGAAATAAGGGGTTTCGATTTAAATGGAACCCAAAACCATTACGTAATTTGGTTTACGTCACCCTCACGGAATTACGCCGTGAGTATATCTCTTCGATTTAAGTGGAGAGAAAAACACTGTGTGCTGTCGTGCACACCACGCCTAAGTAGCGGGTGCAGTAGCCCAAGGCAATAAAGCCTCGAACTCTGCCCTGTTCATATAACCATGCCCATTAGAAAGCTCACTCAGCAAAAGCTGAATCTGACTTCTAACAGCGACGGTAGCGTCATCAATACGCTGTGTTGCGTTGGCTACTTCGGATGCTGACGGGCGAGACTCCTCTTCCATCTCTATGATCCTATTTTTAGTATCAAAGGACTTCATGAGAGCCTCATACAACGGCTTTATTACCGCCGAATTGATATACACCCGGAACCCTGTTTCTGGGAACCGCTGGGTTGGCGTCACAACCGCACTTAACAAGTTTGAGAATTGCTGTCTACCAGTGTCTCTCGCTGCTTGTGTTTGATACGACTGTGACAATGCCGCTACGCACTGATTAAGCATTGGTATGGGCTCCGCCCACACCGCTGCGAAATACTGATACTGATTCGGGTTCGTGATATTGTAAGACATTCTTTTCTTTTAAATTAAACGAACCAGGACCGGCGTATTTCTCCGGTCTGTATTTATTCTTACTTATTACATCCCCTTCTCCAACTTTCCTTTTTCTTTTCCTGAAATTGTCAACCGCTTTAAATGCTGCAACCGAATCGACGAATTCGTCAACTACACCTTCGAAACCTTCGACGTCCGGATCACTTATCGCGACGACTCTTTCCCGCAAACCCTTCATAATTACATTATTGGTAACCATGGCAACGGAAACCACTTCCAAAGCCAACGGCTGCCAACCAGCTTCTATCTTTACGTCTTGAATACGCACGTGAACCTGCCAGGGTTTCCTCTTAGCGTCCGCAGTAGACACGAAATAGTTTGGAACCAATTTGAACTGGAACCTTCTGTTCTTGGCAGCCGCTCTGTACGTACCAATTACACACTCCTTTGAGTTCACCAGACGTTTGTCAATCACGCTTATTGTCACACCGCCTTTAACAAAGTCTGGTACGAGCCACTCTCCGGTGAAAACAGCTCCTAAAATACCCACATACCTATACTTGTCTAATGGAACGTCTATTAACAAATCTATATCACACAAAGACTCAGACTCCTTAATAGATATAATGTCCTTAGTACTAATAGAAACCGTCTTTAATCTCGTTAAGGCCTTCGGAAGGATTTCTTCCTTCTTCGTAAGAAGAAGGAAGTCGCTCACCTTGGGCTTGTACGAAACCATCGACATTATCAAACAGAGAACAAATCTCTAAACAACCTCTTATCTGATAAATATTTGATTATACTACAAAAAGCAAACGATCCGCCTACCGCGGTTTTATGAACCTCGGCAACGGCCTCATCTAACTGTGAAAAATACGCACAATTATTTAAATTTCTAGCTACATCATACAAAGACTCGCGCAACTCTTCTAAGTGATCGACATCTCTAATATGTTTACTACCTAACTTAGATATTAGCTTAAGCGGGTCGTAATACACAATTGCTCCTCTGTCATGGTGAATGATATAACGACCACAGAAGTACCCGTACTTCTTCCTAAAAAGCTTAGCCTCAAAATTCCACATAAGATTTGCACCCGCTTGAATGTCGGGTAACTCCAAACCCTTAGGAATATAGACCAAACTATCATCTCCACAGAAGGCTGCTTTAATCACTCGGTCCATAGGAATCATCGAGCTCAAACAAGCTGCAATGACGATAGTGTTACCTATAAAGGTTGACACATCACCGCTTTTCCTTTGGTACCAAAGACATGTTTTAATCCCGGCCGTATAATCCTTCAGGGTCGTCTTCCTGTGTCCTTGCTTCCACACCTCTGCTAACCACTCGTCTATTCCCAACTTTTCCCAGACTTTGTACTCTACTGCACAATGGAACTCGTTCTGTGACTTGTCGTACTTTGAAATGTCGAGTTCCAAAACTTCCATTGCCTGGGTCGAATCGAGGTCTGAGAAAAAATCTTCAATTTGCGTGGGCGTCCTCCTCGTGAAAAACAGAAATTTTGAAGAATCTACCCTTTCGAGTAGCATCCTCGTAAGTTCTGAAAACATAGGACCGAAGATAGCATTGATCTGTTTGGAATGATAGACTATCGTCTGCAACGCAGGATATTCGTCTTGTATGCTCAAGTCTAACTTTTGCTTTGGTTGACTCTTGATCATATGCTTGTACTCGTCCACGGCTGGTAAATCCACAAAATTGAAGTCCGCCAGCTGACCGATTGTGGATGACTCTTGTTTAGAAAGCCACCTCGAAAAACCTTGCCTTGTCATGGCCATTCCATTAGTTCCGGAAAATTCCTTATCAATGTATGCGTCCCAAAACATTTCAACTACCAATGATGCAGTTTCCTCTATATCGATCGTTCCTGTTAAATCCGGTGCATTCATATTTCTTTTAATCATCGCCACTAGATTTTCAAGTAGCCCGGCTGTCCTGGGCATTTCTGCCGCAGTCCTTATCTTAGGCTTAAGAAATTCTGGCCGCACTTTAGGAAGCTGCACGGATTTGGAGAAGTCGATTCTGCAATCTTTGACGTTTAAGGAAATATCCCTCAAATTCATCGTAACAGCATCAAATTC